AGAAGAAAAGTACAGTTGTACCATTCTAGTTCCAAAGACTGATGTACAAACTAAAATGAAACTAGATGCTGCAATAAATGCAGCAATAGAAAAAGGAATTAGCAGTGTGTGGAATGGAGTTAAACCTCCAAAACCAACTATCCCTATATATGATGGAGACGGAGTGAGACCATCAGATGGTCAAGAGTTTGGACCCGAATGTAAAGGGCACTGGGTATTTACAGCAAGTGCAAAGATTGATTACCAACCTGGAATAGTTGATGTAAGAGCTCAACCAATTCTTAATCAATCAGAAGTTTATTCAGGAATTTATGCGAGAGTATCAGTGAACTTTTTCCCTTATGCTGTAAGTGGTAAGAAAGGAATAGGTTGTGGTCTAGGTAATGTACAAAAGCTAATGGATGGAGAGCCTTTATCAGCTGTAGGAATTAAAGCAGAAAATGAATTTGATGAGGTTGAAATAGATCCAGTTACAGGAGAACCAATTCTATAAAAAAACTTATAAGAAGGGCAGTTTTAATACTGCCTTTCAATTTCAAAAAAGGAGCGATTATGAGAACTTTAAATATAGATATAGAAACATTTAGCTCTGTAGACATAGGAAAATCAGGTGCTTATAAGTATGCAATGAGTGATGATTTTCAGATACTTTTATTTGCATATTCCGTTGATGGCCAAGATGTAAAAATAGTAGACCTTGCACAAGGTGAAGCTATTCCTGGAGAAGTATTAGACCTTTTAAAAGATGAGTCTTGTATTAAGTATGCTTATAATGCTGTCTTTGAGTGGTGGTGTTTGAATATGGCTGGAATAGAAACTCCTTTAGAACAATGGCAATGTACTATGGTTCACGGTCTTTATTGTGGATATACTGCTGGTCTTGCTGCAATAGGTAATGCTATGGGTTTACCACAAGATAAGAAAAAACTTACAACTGGAAGTGCTCTGATTAGATATTTCTGTATTCCGTGTAACCCAACTAAGAGCAACGGAAACAGAACTAGAAACCTGCCACATCATGCACCTGAGAAATGGTCGTTATTCAAAGAATATTGCGTGCAAGATGTAGTTACAGAAATGGAGATTGGCAGAAGATTAAGTGCCTTTCCTGTCCCTGAAAGAGAGTGGAAGCTTTGGGTGTTAGATACATTTATGAATGCATACGGAGTAAGAGTTGACAGTGAGTTAGTGAATGGTGCTCTGTATATAGACGCATTATCCAGAGCTAATTTACTAGAAGAAGCAAGAGATATAACTAAACTAGATAATCCTAACTCTGCTAAGCAACTATTAGAGTGGTTAGAAGAAGCGGGAGAAGAAGTGGAGAATTTACAAAAAGCTACAGTAGGAAAAATGATAGATACTCTAGATGATGGAAAAGCAAAAAGAGTTTTGGAAATAAGGCAAGAGCTTTCTAAGACATCAGTTAAGAAGTATAAAGCTATGGACGAAGCTATGTGTAAGGATGAAAGAGTAAGAGGACTATTGCAGTTCTATGGAGCCAACAGGACTGGAAGATATGCTGGAAGATTAGTTCAAGTACAGAACCTACCAAGAAATTATATAGAAACTTTAGATGTAGCTAGAGATGTTATTAAAAAAGGTGATGGAGAAATATTAGAAATGCTTTATGGAAACATACCTGATACCTTATCACAGCTTATCAGAACAGCATTTATCCCCTCTGAAGGTAATCATTTTGTTGTGTCAGACTTCTCAGCAATAGAGGCAAGAGTAATAGCATGGCTTGCTGGAGAAGAGTGGAGAATGGAAGTATTCAAAACGCATGGAAAAATCTACGAAGCCTCTGCATCTCAGATGTTTGGAGTGCCAATAAACACCATAGCAAAAGGTGAAGAAAACTATCATCTTAGAGCTAAAGGAAAAGTTGCCGAACTTGCTCTGGGATATCAAGGTAGTGTTGGAGCTTTAACTGCTATGGGTGCGGCAGACATGGGGCTGACTGATGAAGAAATGAAAGACATTGTTGATAGATGGAGAAAATCATCTAAAAGAATTGTGGAGTTGTGGTATGCGTTAGAGAATGCAGCAGTTGAAGTTTTAGAAACTGGAGAACCTCAAATGGTTAAGTGTGTAAAGTTAGCTAAAGAGTACGATTTTATTTATGGTCAAGACTTTTTCACAATAGAATTGCCGAGTGGTAGAAAACTTTTCTATCCAAAACCTTTTTTAAAAGAAAACCAATTTGGACAAATGCAGATGCATTACATGGGTATTAACCAAACCACTAAGAAGTGGGAAATTATCCCAACTTATGGAGGGAAATTAACGGAAAATATTGTACAAGCTATAGCAAGAGACTGCTTAGCAGAAACTTTGCTAAGAGTAAAAGATAAAGGTTGGCCAATAGTGTTCCATGTACACGATGAGATAATACTAGATGTTCCAAAATCTGTGGAGTTAGAAGAAGTTATAAAAACTATGACAGAAGAAATAAGTTGGGCTAAAGGATTAATTTTAAATGCTGCTGGATTTACTGGTAGTTATTATATGAAAGATTAGGAGGAAATTATGCATATAGGCGGAAAAATTAAAAAATATAGAATTGAAAATAATTTATCTCAAAAAGAATTTGCTGAAAAAATAGGTGTTACTCAAGGCTTTCTATCATACGTAGAAAATGGGAGACTTAATATAGAAAGCCCTTCTCTTGAAAAGAAAATACTAATTGCTATCGGTGAAGCTCCAGATGAAGATTTAAAAAAGGCTTTTGAAAAGAATGTAGAGCTTGCTAGTGATAATGTTCACTCACCAAAACATTATATGATACCAGGTTGTAATTTTGAATGTAAGGATCTATCTGACGCAATTGTCAGAAACATGCCTAACCCTTTAGGGACTAGAATTTGGAATGTAGTTAAGTACCTGGTTCGTGCAGAAAAGAAAAACGGATTAGAAGACTACAACAAGGCTGTTGAGTACTTGTCCTGGATAGAAAAAGGGAATGAAGCAGATGAATATGATAACGAAAATACTTTAGAGAACATTGCTGATAAATTAAAAACAGATTGGACTACTATCATAATGGGGATATGTGAGGGCTATACAGCTAAAAAGGCTATTTTAATGAATGAGACTTTTAGGAATTTAATTGCTTTAAACATTCCTGGAGCGATTAACTGCATATCTAAAATAATAGAACTTGAGTAAAAGGAGATAGCAAATGGAGAACTCGAGAAAATTAATAATATCAGAAGCAAATAACAGACTATCTAAGCAGTGGGTAACTACAGAGATTACCTGGTCTGAATTTGTGGAAAGATTAAGTAAACCTAAAATAACAGCTGAAACACTAGACGAGTTCTTATCCTATTCCAAAGCTAAGCAAGATGATATTAAGGACGTTGGTGGCTTTGTTGGTGGAAAATTAAAAGGTAATCTTAGAAGAAGTGAAGCTATCGAAAGCAGGAGTTTAATTACTCTTGACTTAGACAACTTAGCTTATGAGGATGATACTAAGATTATAAAAACTCTTAATAGTTTAGGCTGTGCTTATGCAGTGTACAGCACTCGTAAGCACCAAACTACTAAACCTAGGATTAGAGTTATTTTGCCCTTAGCTGAAGACGTGTCTGCTGATGAGTATGAACCGATAGCAAGGAAGGTAGCAGAGTCTATAGGATTACGTTATTGTGATCCTACTACCTTTCAAGCTGTTAGGTTAATGTACTGGCCTAGCCATTCTACTGATAGCGATTATGTATTTACCTATGCAGACAAGCCTATGCTAGATGGTAAGGCAGTTCTTAATATGTATGCTGATTGGAGAGATGTAACAACATGGCCAGAAGTTCCTGATGCTCAAAAGCATCATTTAACTTTGCTGAAGCAACAAGAAAACCCTTTAGAAAAAGAGGGAATGGTAGGGGCATTCTGTAGAAGGTTCAACATTTACCAAGCAATAGATGAGTTTTTACCTGGAGTATATGAACCCTGTGATATACCTGATAGATTAACCTTTGTGGGTGGAAGTACTGCTGCTGGAGCTATTGTGTATCAAGATGGACTTTTCTTATACTCACATCATGCCACTGACCCTTGTAGTCAAAAATTAGTAAATGCTTTTGACTTAGTAAGATTACATAAATTTGGACATTTGGACATCCAAGCAGATATTAAAACTCCTGTGGCCAAACTACCTTCTTGGCTGGCTATGAAAGAATGGGTATTCGCTAAGACTCCAGTCAATTCTGATTTACTTAAAGAGAGAAGACAAAAAGCAATATCTGAATTCTCTGTCTCTAATAATCCTGATGTAGATACAGTTGAAGGTATAGTAGTTGAAGAAGACGATTCTTGGACAGCAGAACTTGTATATAACTCGAAAGATAATACGAAAGTACTTAGTACTCTTGCTAATATAATGCTGATTTTAAGAAAAGATAGAGAATTAAAGTTTAAAATTTGCGAATTTACTTCGTCATAGATATAAATGTTAGATAAATTTCAATTCTTAGGTACGAGCTCTAAGACGTTGCAGGCTCGTTTGCTTCCAATCTTGCAAGCTTTATCAAGGGCATTTGCAGATAGATCAAAGCTCTGCTCTACGCCGTTTCCTTGCAGGTATTTTGTAGCTAGCTCGTAGCAAGCTTCGCTGCTGCCATTTTCGCAAAGCGACTTAAATATCTCATAAGATCTACCCAGTTCTCTCTCCACGCCAAGACCTCGCCCTAGCATGTCAGCATATAAAAAGCAAGAGGTTTTGTCTTTGTTCTCACACTCACTTGAAAGCTTTTTAGTAAAGCTCTCGCAAGCTTTTGCGTCACTTTTGTTGATGCAGTTTTGCATATTTTCATCCCAGTTTGCACTTAGAGATAAAACAGCAAAGGCTAAAAATAAAATGGATTTTTTCATAAATTTCCTTGAGAGATAAACCCCCTTTGGGGGAAAGGGGGTCATTACAAAAAGGAGGTTTCTTGTTGGACAAGTGGAATAATACAAGCCTCGTCTAAATTTAAAGCCAACTCTTATTTAACAAAAAACAATCAAACAAGATCTCTCTTGCTAAAGCCCAAATAGCCGCAAACTAGCAAGATCGCGCCAAGTACCAAAGGATAGATGATAGCATAAGCTACGAAGGTCGCTTTTGAAAATGTGCCTAAGATAAAGTAAGACGCAGTGCCGATGACTGCTAAATTTGGATCAAAAAGACTAAG